ATACCATTCATATATATGGTTTAGTGCTTGTGGATTTACCCTTGCATTTGAGTCAATATATTTTTTTAACATCTCTGAAATATTTAAACCAAGACTATTAAAGAACTCAACTTTTCCAGCATGAATGCCATCTATGTATCCAAAAGAATATTTAACAATATTATCCATATCTTTTTTAAACTGCTTATTATTAACTGCTAGTTTAATCATATGTCTGATGCCTGATTCTCTGAACGTCTAACTACTAATGCATAATATTCTGGATCTCCAAATGGGCCTATGATTGGTGACTGAGATTCAATCTCATATATTGTTGACTTTCCAGCCCTTGTTCCAGAGGTTTCTACATATAGCGGAACATCATTTTTTGTTCTAATGTTTGTAACAATAACATTTGTTATTGCATCTGGTACATTTTCTTCAGAAAACCGAATGTCTTTTTTTGTTCTTCCTACTAAAACTTTCTTTAGTGTTATGTTTACGTTTGGCTTTACTTCTTCATCTACCGTGCCGTCTTTTGAAAAGTTACAAACCACTGTCTTATTAAATACCCAAGTCTTTTTAACATTTCCGTAGGCACCTTGCTCAACTATTGGATAGTAAACATCTGCCTTCATTGGGTACATGAAGTCTGTCTCTTCACATAGATCCATTACAACACCCAAGGCTTAGACATGTTATTTGTATATTTATCCAAAATCTTATCTACTAGTATATTTCCAGTTCCATCAAGAAGTCTCTTATCGTACTCAATCTTAAACTGTTCAGTGCTGTATGATTTTACATATCTCTTATAGTAATCTAATTTTCCACACTTAATGTCATTAATTAACATTTTTGCTGCATCTTGAATGTCATACGGAACAACCTTGTGTCCAGTCTCTAGCAAGAAAATATAATCAGTTCCTTCTGCAAACCCAACACCAGAAGTAACTGTTTGAACATTTCCGCTGTCTTCTGTATCAAACATTGATATTGAGTCAGAGTATGCCAAAGGAATTCTTGCTGGTTTTCTTTCTGCACGATTTAATGCATCTGTTAGTTCTAGAGGATCTTTTGTTATTGCGCTCTTGTCTTTAGTTATTAAATAATTAAATACTCCAAGTGTGTTTGGAGTTTCAGATGAGTCGTATACTAACTCTGCATTTTCGTGTACCGTCAAGATTTTATGAGTTTTATCCCAAAGCGGTACATAGTCAGTTCCTTGACCAACAACCTCCAGATAGGTTCTATTGTAGTAAAAACCACCAGTAACTGAGTCAATTATTGCTCTTGCAAGTTTTTCATGCTCTGCATATTCTGCTATCTCTGTAGGAGTTGCCCCTAGTGTTGCTGGATCTACATATGGTCTTGTTATGTCTAGGTTATCTTCTACTACGATGTCTCCACGAGTATTTTCAACTCCTGATACTGTGACGCTTTCATAAATTGTAACTGGATATGACTTATCATACTTAACATAATTTCCAGTCAACTCATATGTAACTACAGAGTTTTCATCTGACTCAACAATTACTTCCGACTCTATCTGCTCTAAAAGGTCATCAATTACAAGTATGTATTCTGTAGACGCTTCTGGTACTGTGTAGGATACAGATAATGGGTATGGTGGCTTTCTTAATATTTCCATTATTTACCGTAATAACTCGCTAATTCTTCAGGTGTCGCTAGGCGTACCTGCTTACGTGTTAGCCATTTTTCTGATGCATCTTTGGTTACAATATTATAACCTGGGGTTAGTTGGCCAACCTTTGCCCAATGAAGATTTTTTGTTGAATATATTGCAACTTTTTCAATTGTTTTACTTGGCTCAACAACTTCTTTTTTAGGATCTGGAATAAAACTTCCAATTGTTTCTAAGATTTGTAATTTTGTTGTTGCACCGTCTAGATTAATATTATTCTTTTTTGCATAGGACTTTAACTCAAAAACTGTTTTTCCAACTAATTCTTCTATTGTTATCATTATATCCTCCTATGTTATTATACCAGAATGTGAAGAAGGAGGGCAGTTGTTACACCGCCCTCCTCATTCAATTATTTATGAGTATTACTCAGAAACGCTGTCTGCGTCGCCGTAAGCAACTGCATCTAGTTCTTCCCATTGAATACCAAAGCGGACGAATACTGTGTATTCAATTGTATCCTTCTTTGGCTTGTATTCACGGTTTACAGTAATATCACGCTGGAATCCCCAAACACGGTTTGATGGGAATGTTAGATCAACAAATCCATCTGGGTAGTAAGGAACTTCCATTACATCAATTCCTAGAACACGAGTTGTACGTGCTCCACCAATTGTCTGTGCCTGACCATCAAGGTAGTTCTGGCGGTTACGCTCAGTTCCACCGATTGCTGGTGAGAATGCTTCTGCAATTGCATCAGCAAGTGTACCGTTATTCTGAACAATACCCTGGAAAGCATCTGTACCAGCGTAGAACTTTAGGTTCGACTTAACTGCACGATACTTACGTGGCATTGCCAAAACGATCTCCTGCATTACGCCTGGTGTCCAAGCATCATTTGAAACAGAAACTACTGCTTCGTGTGCTGCTGTATTTCCAACGACTGCGCTGTTGCGAGTCTGGTGTACGAAACCTGGCATGATTGACAAGAAGTCACCTGTTGATCCATCACCATTAATGGCTAGATCTTCAATATCGTTTGCGAATGCATTTGTCATCAAGCGAACTAGATGATCTTCAAGTGCTCCACCTTCAATATTGTCTTCAAGTGATTCTGTAGAAACTTCCCAATCAAGACGAATCTTCTTTGTAGTAAGTTCTACCTTTGTAAATGTAGCACCAGCGTTTGTGTAGTTTGGACTACCCTGTGCTGCTGCACGAATAACACGCTCTCCAACGTTAACCTTTTCGATTTCCATTGTATTAGCACGCATTGTAACCTTACGACCATCCTTGGCGAGTACTGTTGCATCCCACACGTAGTCGATGAAGCGACGAGCCTGTTCTGGTGCAAGAATACCACCTGCTGTTCCAGTTGGATTTACAGCGTTTTGTCCGCTGGTTACACCAAAGTTTGCTGTTGCTGTGTTACCAAGTTGTTCTCCAACAGACTGTGCTGCTGAGTTAAGACCAGTAGCACCACCAACACCGCCTGATACGAGTGAACCCTGGGAGTTAACTTCTGCTCCTGCGCCACCTGAACCTGGATAGTTTTTGGCTATATCTTTATCTTGTTCTGACATTATTTCACCTCCTAGTGAATATATTGTTAATTAAATAGGTCGGAATTTTTGAGGAAACGTCCGCCCCATAGGGATTTTTGAACCTTTAGAGGTTCCAACTGCACGATCTCGCCTAGATCGCCAGACTTGCGGAAAGCGGTATCTTGCTCAACGGCATCTACTCTCTTTCCAAACTCATTAAACTGACCCTTAACCTGTGTTACTTCTGTAGACACAGTGTCAACGGACTTGCTAAGTGCTTCAACCTGCTCATTAAGAGACTTAATGGTTGCAGCGAGATCGCCAAAGGCATTAGTAAGAGAGTTCTTGATTTCAGCAACTGCATCTACAATCGCTTCATCTGACTTTGCTACAGCAGGTTCGGCTTCAACCGCTGGAGCAACACTCTCTTCTTCTACTACTGGAGCAGAAGGAACTGCACCACCATCGTCAGACTTTTCAACAGCAACTTCTGCTGGTGCATCTTCAACGACTGCAGGAGTTTCTACTTCTGCTGGCTGTGCCTCTGGAGTAATCTCAACATTTTCAACTACAGCATCTGCTGCTACTTCTGTTGCTTCTGTCATTTGACTTACCTCCTTTGTAATCTTAATTGTACTAATGCCTTTTGCACTATCAACTAAGAACTTTATCATGTTTGCTTTTTCGTTATCATTCTTTTCAACAAAACCAATGTTTTCCATATCTTTGCCACTTACTGGGCTTTCTGCTGTTTCTGAATCAGAAACTAATACAATGCCGTTTTCAGAATCATAAAAAACATTTTCAATTACTGCATCTACTGATGCTCCAGAAATAACATTTTGTCCATTAACTTTTTCAACAGAGATAATA